AGTGCTTTTTTCTCAGGGCCTTAAGAAAACGAGTGCATCGATGGAGGTGAGGCGTTGTGACGTGGCATAAGCCGTTCGGCATTGCTGAGGTCGAGTACGTCCAGGCCCACTATCCCGACATGAGCTGCGAGGCCATCGCGGAAAAGCTCGGGCGCTCTCGGAGGGGCGTTTACAACCTGGTCAAGCGCCTGGGTCTTCGTGACTCATGCGCGCCCGCGCGGGCTGATGAATCGCGCATGCGCGCGCGCGAGGGGGGATCTCCAGATGTGGTCGAGGAGATCGCCGACGCCGTCATGTCGGTTGTCGGTGACGATGAGCCGCAGGACGAGCTCGCCGAGCTTCGCGCCCAGAAGCGGTTCATCAACCGCGTCATGCGGGAGAACGCGCGCGCCGCAGACGTGCCGAAGCTCTCGGCCGAGCTGCGCGAGATCAGGAGGAGGATAGCGGAGTTGGAGGGGGAGTCTGATGGTGACGGCAAGTCGTCGGCGAGCGACTTCGACAGCATCTTCCTCTCGTTCCCGTTGCACCCCGCCTAAACCAAAAGTCATGCATACGTTCCCGCCGCCCGTGCTGCACGTAGCGCAGTCCTACGAGCTGTCGCATGGCGCGCGCGTCGCGGCGATGATGGAAATGGCCGGCATGCCGCTTCTGCGTTGGCAGAAGGACATGCTCAACGACTGGTCGGCCGTTGACAACGCCGGCAAGTTCATCCACCGCAGGTGCGGGGCGTCGATCCCTCGCCAGGCGGGCAAGTCTTCCGACGCAATAGCGTGGGTGACCTACCTGGCGGCCGGGTTGGGGATGAGCGTCCTCTACACGGCCCACAACTACTCGACGACCTGCGAGATGCTCAGGCGTTTCCGCAAGATCTTCGGCAAGAAGGCGAACGATCCCAATGCCGAGTTCCCGAAGTTCAACCGACTCGTCAAGCACTGCGAGAACAAGACCGCCCAGGAGGCCATCTTCCTGAAAAACGGCGGGAGGATCCATTTCAGCACGCGCACGAAGTCGGCGTCGCTGGGCTACAGCTTCGACGTGATCGTCTACGACGAGGCGCAGGAGCTGACGGTCGAGCAGATGCAGGCCATCGCGCCTACGTCGTCGTCTGGCGAGGCGCACAACGCCCAGCAGATCTTCATCGGCACGCCGCACCGTCCAGGAAGCTTCGGCGACATGTTCGCGCCGATGCGGTCCGAGGCCCACGGCGCGCCCGGGGATGACCTGTGCTGGTGGGAGTGGGGCGTTCCCGAGATCGGCGACGTGACCGACGAGTCCAGGTGGGCCGAGGTCAACCCATCAATCGAGGAAGGGGTCGCCGACGTCGAGGCGATACGCCTCAACTGCAGGATGTTTGTCAACAAGGGCGAGGACGGGATCCTCGCCTTCGCCCAGGAGTTTCTGGGTTACTGGCTGCCGGACAACATGAGCGAGCCGCCCGAGATCAGCTCGGACGAGTGGGGCGCGCTCGCCGTCGGCGAGCCGCCGACAGAGGGCAGGCTCGCCTTCGGGATCAAGTTCGCGCTCGACGGGTCGACCGTGGCGATTGCGGCCTGCAGGCAGCGCCCGGACGGCCTGCCGCATGTCGAGGTGGCCAGGTACCGGTCAATGTCAGAAGGCGTCACGTGGGTCGCCGACTTCTGCGAAGCCCGCGTTGACACGGCCTGCGGTTTCGTCGTCGACGGCGGTGGTAACGGGCGCGACCTGTGCGACGAGCTGCGCTCGCGTAGGATGCCTCGAAACGCCGTCGTCGCCCCCGGCGCCGCCGACGTGGCGGCGTCGTGCGCCGGCCTGCTGAGCGCGGTGCGCGAGGGGCGGCTGACGCATTTCGGGCAGCCGGCGCTCGATTGGTGCGTGACCCACGTCAAGAAGCGAAAGATCGGGCGGACCGGTTACGGATACGAGGGAATAGACGGCACCGACCCTTCGATGGTCGAGGCCGTGGCGCTGGCGCTGTGGGGCGTCAGGGCGATAAAGAGGGACCCGAACAGGAGGGCTCTGGTTAGATGAGCGCGTCAATACCGTACCAAGTGGCGGCCGCCGACGGCCTGCGCGAGGAGGACCGCGAGCTTGTCCGCGACCTCGTCCAGGCGTGGAGCGACCACGTCGATCGCAACGTGCAGCGGCACATGTACTACCTGATGCACAACGTCCTCAAGGACCTCGGCATCTCAGTGCCGCCGAAGCTGAAGAACCTCCCCGCTGCGTGCGGGTGGGGCAAGAAGTGCGTCGACGTCATGGTCGAGCACTCGAAGTTCGACGGGTTCACGTCAGATGACGAGAGCGTGTCGAAGATGCTTGCCGACGTGTGCCGGCGCAACAAGATGCGAACGCTGTACCGGAAGGCGACGACGAGCGCGCTGGAGCAGTGCTTCAACCTCTACCTCGTGACCGGCGACGCCGCCGGCCACGCCCACGTGAGCGCCTACCCGGCGAGCCTATCGGGCGTCGTCTGGGACGACGCTGCCGACGAGCCGCTCGCGGCGATGTTCGTCGTGGCGACGAGGCGCGTGGGGCATCGGCAGACCGACGAGCCCAACTGGGTCGACGTCGTCACCGACGAGTACCTCATACGCCTGCGCGCTTGGCAGGGTCGCTACTGGGAAGCCGAGTACGTGCCGCACGGGTTGGGGAGGCTGCCGGCCTTCGTCGCCCCGTACGAGCCGACGCTCGATCGGCCATTGGGCACGAGCCGCATCACGCGCGATGTCATGGGCTACATCGACGACGCGGTGCGCGCCAACGTGAACGAGGAGATCGCGTCCGCCTTCGCGGCGGCTCCGCAGAAGTACCTGCTCGGCACGGACGGCGACCCTTTCGTCAACAAGACGAGGTGGGATGCCTTCATCGGGTCGATCTTCAACATCGACATGACACGCGACGGCACGATCCCGCAGTTCGGGCAGCTAGCGCAGGCGAGCATGCAGCCGCTGACAGACCATTTCCGCAACCTCTGCGGCAAGATGTCGGCGGCGACCGGCATCCACGTCTCGCAGTTCGGGCTGATCCACGACCAGCCGGCGAGCTCGGATGCCATATACGCCGAGAACGAGCCGCTGATCCTCAAGGTGCGCGACTGGAACGACGACGTGTCGGAGGTGCTCGCCGACGTGGCGCGCGCCTGCATCGCCACCGAGCTCGGCGTCACATTCGACGCCGTCGAGGAGCTCGGGGCGAGCGTCGACCCGCGTTTCAGGAACCCGACGATGCCGACGCTGGCGCAGCAGACGGACGCCTCCGTCAAGATCGCGAGCGTCGTGCCCGGATTCGCGAACACGGACACGTTCTGGGAGATGAACGGTTTCGACCGCGAGGAGAGGCTGCGGATCATGAGGGAGGTAAGGCAGGTGCAGGGGCTGCAGCTAGCGACGGCCGTAATGGAGAAGCAGGCCGCGCAGGCCAACGCCCAGGCGGCGGCCCTGGCGAGCATCCAGGCGGCGCCGGCCGCCGGTGACAGGCGATGAGGGTATCGCAGGAGACTCTCTCGCGCTACGGCGGCTCGCTCAGGGCGATCGCCGACGAGGCCGCAGCAGCGTTGCGTGCCGACCTCGAATCTTATGTTGCCGAGCTGGGCGGCATCGAGTCCATGGGACGGGACGACATCGAGGGGCTGCGGGATTACGCCGCCAGCTCGATGCGCGAGCTGTGGGCCGCGTACGGCCAGGCGTCTGCGTCGGTGGGATCGGTGTTTTTCGACGAGACCACGGGCGGCGCCGTGCAGCGGGATGCTGGTTTCGAGGTAGACGCCTCCTATGAGAGGGCGCTTGCCTCCGCAAGGTACTGGGTCGGGCAGCTGTTCGAGGAGGGGGCCGATCTCGGTAAGTTCGTAGACGGCTGCTCGTCGTTTCTGCACAGAAACGTTACTCATGCCGCCGACGAGGCAGCGACCGCACGCGCCGCCAAGGACGTCAAGCTTCGCTACGCGCGGGTTCCGCAGGGCCCGTCCTGCGGGTTCTGCATCATGCTGGCGTCGAGGGGTTTCGTGTACGCAAGCCGCGAGAGCGCCGGCGACGAGGGCGGTCCGTTCAACGAGTTCCACGACTGGTGCGACTGCCACGTGGTCGTCGGTTACGACGGGCTCGAGGTCGAGGGCTACGACCCCGATGGCATGTATGAGCGCTACCTGCAATGTCGCAGGGCCGTTGGCGACACCGAGTCTCTGTGGGAAGCCTGGCAGGCGCTTTCGGCCGAAGAGCGTGACAGCTATGGCCGCGGCGTGCGGGCAATCCCGCTGAGCGAGGATCCTGTCGAGGATGCTCGCCTGAGGAAGAAACTCGGTGCTCAAGCGGACGGCTTCAACGACTATGTCTCGCACCGCGACGCCCAGGAGATGGACACGCGGGACAGGGAATGGCTTTACAGCAAAGCCTTACCTCCCGTTGCTGATGTCGAGCGCGGGGCAAAGCCAAAGTTGCACGAGAGAAAAACGGCCGAAAAGCTCCGGCC